CCTAGTCCATCACCAACACCAACCCCAACATCAACTGATACTGCCGACATCACATCTGATACATCATCTACTGACACGGTTAATAAAATGAAAGCATCAGTTGATGCATTTGTAGCCGATATAAAATCAAAATTAGCAAATGCTACTCCACTTGAAGTAGCTCCAGATGTTGTTCAACCAATTAAAGATTTATACCATGGTATGACAGCAAAAAAAGGTAAAGAATTTATACGATCTATTGCAACAGCATTCCAGAATGCAGATATTAAATTACCACCCCCATTCGCATCAGACGACTACACTAAAAACCAAGCATAATAAATTATGGCAAAACCAAACAAGTTACAAAACATTAAAGCCGTTCAACAAATGATTGACGGTACTCACAAATTTCAAACAAAAAAGTCTGTTGGATTTAGTGATGCTGAGGCAACAAAAAAAAGAAATGAACATCATAAAATTGGAGATGTTTGGGAAGATGTCGATGCTAATGGTAATATTACTATAATAGAACAATTTGACGGATTCAGAACCAAAAAACCAAAAAATTCACAAGTACTTAGTGAGGTTCGAGAAGAATTAAGATTATATGCAAAATGTCCAAAAGACACATGTACTTGCGATCCTAATTATTATCTTAATCAAAAAATGAGAGCAATTCACGAAATGTGTTTTGACTGTGTTATTGATATGGAACATGAACTTAAGAAAACTGGCCAGTTCAAAGAATATGCTAATAACAAATTAGAAGCCAATGCACTCGCATGGTTAAAAAAAGCCGAGCATGATGTTGATATGTTAAGAGATGCATATACTAAAGCATCGGAACTAGTTATTAACAGCGAAGGTGATACTGAAACATGGGCGGCACAAATGACACCTGAAGAGTTTGAAGAAAAAATCACAAAAGGATTTGAGTCATATAAAATAGACTTTTTAGATAAATTAAATAAAACAGTTACAGGAGAAACAAAATGAAAATTTGGAATAATATTAAATCGTACGGTAAATGGATCATTGGTGGAATTATAGGATTATTTGCTTTAATTGCAACAATTGGAAAATTACGTAATCGAAAAACAGTAGAAAAAATACAAGAAAAGATTGACGATAACACAAAAAAAATTGAACGTGTCAAAGGCAAAGAAGATCAAGTTAAAACACAAAAACGACAGGTTAAAAAAGAATTAACGGAATTAAAAGAAACTGTTAAAAAAACTAAGGCTACCAAAACAACAAAACATAAACCGAATCGCCCAAAGAAAACTACATCTCAAGCAAAACAAAACATTGTTTCGAAAACTAAGAGAAAAAAATGAAACAATTAATACTTATACTATTATTTCCTATAATCGGATTCGGCCAAACAGTAGTTGATACATGTTTTACGGAACAACAAATACATGATATATCAGAAACTTTAGATGATTTATATTATAAAGATTCAGTTAATATCGAGTTAATAAATCAACAAACAGCTGTTATCAATAAACAAGATGAACTAATTAAACTAGATTCGATGCAATTGGTATATAAGCAACAACAAATTGATTTATTAGAATCTAATATAGATTTATACGTGGAGCAACAAAAAAAATTACAACCTAAATGGTATAATAATAAAGCTCTTTGGTTTGGTGCTGGTATTATTACAACGGTATTAACTGGAAAACTTATTGTCGAGGTAATTCAATAATGTCAAAACCTAACATAAAACAGATAATACAACAGCAGTACCAGATGTGTGCTGCTGATCCTGTATTTTTTATGCGGCAATATTGTTATATACAACATCCTAAACGAGGAAAAATTAAATTTAACTTGTATGACTTCCAAGAAGATTCATTAACAAATCTCAGAGATAATAGATACAGTGTTATTCTTAAATCTAGACAGTTAGGTATATCAACTCTTTCTGCCGGATTTGCATTATGGAGTATGTTGTTTCAAGAAGACTTTAACGTTCTAGTTATTGCGACAACACAAGAAGTAGCAAAAAATCTTGTAACAAAAGTTAGAGTAATGCATGACAACTTACCTAGCTGGTTAAAAGGAACAATTGAAGCTGATAACAAATTATCATTAAAATTTAAGAATGGATCACAAATAAAAGCAGTTTCGTCTGCAACAACTGGTGCACGTTCAGAAGCACTATCATTATTAATAATAGATGAAGCTGCATTTATTCGAAACATTGAAGAGATATGGATAGCATCTCAAGCAACACTATCAACAGGTGGAGGCGCAATTGTGTTATCTACGCCGAATGGTATAGGTAATTGGTTTCATAAAACATGGGTCGATGGAGAAACAAATCCACAGACTGAGTGGAATAATATAAAATTACATTGGACCGTACATCCAGACCGTGATCACGAATGGAGAAATAGACAAACACACCTATTAGGCGAACGTGGAGCTGCACAGGAGTGTGATTGTGATTTTGTAAGTTCTGGACATACTGTGATTGATGGTAATATTCTAGCTGAATATGAAGCAACATGTACCGATCCTATAGAAAAAAGAGGCCACGATGCTGGATATTGGATTTGGGAATATCCCGATTATTCAAAAAATTATATGGTTGTAGCTGACGTTGCCCGGGGTGATAGTGCAGACTGGTCTACATTTCATGTAATTGAAATAGAAACAATTACTCAGGTAGCTGAATATAAAGGTAAAATACCACCAAAAGATTTTGGTAATATGCTAGTTACAGTCTCAACCGAATGGAATAATGCTTTACTTGCAATTGAAAATGCAAATATAGGATGGGCTGCAATTCAGCCAGCATTAGATAGAAATTACGAAAATTTATTTTATACATATAAAGATGATGGTTATGTCGATGTTGATGTCCAATTACAAAAAGGATATGATATGAAAGACAAAACAAAAATGGTACCTGGCGTATCTACTACTACAAGAACACGTCCATTAATGATATCAGCATTAGAAATGTATATGCGTGAAAAAACACCCGTAATACGTAGTAAACGACTCATACAAGAGTTATTTGTATTTCATTGGTTAAATGGAAAAGCTCAATCACAAAATGGGTACAATGATGATTTAACCATGGCATTTTGTATTGGATTATGGTTACGTGACACATCATTAAAATTACGACAGCATGGAATTGATTTAAATAAGCGAGCACTATCACAGTTTCAAAAAACAGATAGTGTCATTTATACAGGTAAAAATAAACCAAATGACTCTGGGTGGGATTGGAATAATGGTAAATCCGATGAAGGATTAACATGGTTATTGTAAAAATTGCTTGGATCTTAAAGTACTTATATTTATAATAAAAGAAAATACCATATGGCTTCTTTAAGAAAACGATTAAGAAATTTATTTAGTTCAAATATAATCGTAAAAAATGTTGGTAACAACAAGTTACGGGTAGTTGATACTAATAGATTACAATCAGATGGAAATTTAGCAAAGAGTAAAATTTCTGATCGATATACAAGATTACATGGTGCAAATCGCCATAAAATTGGCGGAATGAATGGTGGATACGATTCTAATTATTATATGCATCAAAATCGTATGCAATTGTATACTGATTATGAAATGATGGATAAAGATCCAATCCTAAATTCAGCATTAGATATATACTCAGACGAATCTACATTGGAAGATCAATTTGGTGATATACTAACTATTAAAACTAACGATAGTAAAATACAAAAAATACTTTACAATTTATTTTATGATGTATTGAATATCGATTTCAATATGTGGTCTTGGATTCGTAACGTAACAAAATATGGAGATTTCTTTTTAAAATTAGATATCGTTGATGAAATAGGTATAATTAATGCTAGACCACTTTCAAGTTATGAAATTGAACGATATGAAGAATATGATAGTGATACTGGAGAATATGAAATAAAATTCAAACACTTATCAACTCATGAAGAATGGTATGATGTTTTTGAAATTGCTCATTTCAGATTATTATCCGATTCAAACTTCTTACCATATGGTCGTTCAATGCTAGAAGGGGCTAGACAAGAATTTCAAAAATTAACAATGTTAGAAGACGCAATGCTTATTCACAGAATAATGCGAGCGCCAGAGAAACGTATATTTAAAGTTGATATTGGAAATATTCCACCAAATGAAGTAGACACGTTTATGCAAGCAATCATCGATAAGATGAAAAAAATACCGCATGTAGACCAAAATACTGGAAATTATAATCTTAAGTTTAATCTTAATAATATGCTTGAGGATTACTTCTTACCGGTACGTGGAGGACAGTCAGCAACCCAAATAGACACATTGCCAGGTATGACGTGGACCGGTACAGAAGATATTGAATACGTTAAAAATAAAATGATGGCTGCTCTTAAAATACCTAAACCATTCTTAGGTTATGGTGAGGGAGTAGAAGGAAAAACTACATTAGCATCCATGGATATTCGGTTTGCTAGAACAATTGAACGAATTCAAAAAATTATAACATCTGAACTTTACAAAATTGCAATCGTCCATTTAGCATCTCAGGGGTATGAAGGAGAAGACTTAATCAATTTTGACTTATCACTAACATCGCCGTCTATTATATATGATCAGCAAAAAGTTGCATTAATGAATGAAAAGATTCAACTTGCTAACACAATGAAAGACAGTAAACTAGTATCGGATAAATATATATACGAGTATATATTTAACATGCCCGAAGAACAGTGGTTACAAGAAAGAACCAATGTTATTGAAGATTTAAAATTACGATTCAGACAAAACCAAATTGAACAAGAAGGAAATGATCCAACTATAACTGGTGCTTCATATGGTACACCGCATGATTTAGCATCAATGCATATGAGCTCCGATGAGGTAGAAGAAAAAGATAAAGGCGGTCGTCCAAAAGAAGGAATTAAATCTGGCCAGCATGCTAACGAATTTGGATGGGATCCGACTGGTAAGAAAACAATTGATCAGGCATTTAATATAAAAAATCAAACAAATGCATTTCAGCCAGATGTACGTCAAAGAAAATTATCAATAACAGCCGAACAAAAAACTGTTTTAAATTATTTTAAAAATCAAAAACGACAAAAAATTATAACAGAAACATTAAATCCAGAACCAAAAGACACAGATTCAGGAACAATGTTAGATGAAAACAATATTTTATAAATTTGTCTATATTTATTAATAAATAAAACTACTGGCACCAGTATGAAAAAATTAAAACATTCGAAATATAAAAATACCGGCATATTGTTTGAGATGCTTGTAAGGAAACTTACATCAGAAACAATGTCATCCGATAAAACAGTAACTATTGATATTATTAAAAAATATTTTGGTAAAAATACAGAATTATCAAAGGAGCTTAATTTATATAATTCGTTAATTAAAGAGCAACATAAATCTGAAGCGCGAGCGTTAGAATTTATGAGAACTATTAGAGAATCATATAGCCGACTTAATCAAGGAGTATTAAAAAGGCAACGATATAATCTTGTTAGTGAAATTTCTGAAAATTTTATATTTGATCATGTTTCTAAAATACATATTAATAATTACAAAGCATTAGCTTCAATATACATGTTATTTGAATATAAAGATTTAGATAATCCTAAAAAATTAATGGAATGTAAAAACGTTGTATTGGAACACATTTTACTGGAACGTAAATCAAAGACACCAAAAAATATTGTAATTGAAGAATTTTCTAAACAAGAAAAGGATATTAGATTATTAACATACAAGTTAATGATTGATAAATTCAACGAAAAGTATGTAGGATTATCAGAATCACAAAAACAATTGTTAAATAAATATATTACTAACGTTAACGATACTGAGGCATTAAAAGAATATGTTGCTGAAGTAATACCTGTACTGAAAAATAGACTAGCAGAACAGTCTAAACACATAACAGACAAAGTAACGCAAATTAAGGTCACTAGACTATCAGAGATGCTTTGTAACGTTGAAACTATGAAACGTTTAAATGAGTCTCATATCGTATCATTAATGCGTTATATGGACTTAATTGACGAATTAAATAGGATACAATAATGAAATCATTTTTAAAACAAATAGAAGAAAGCTTTCAGTCATTAGAAGAAAAAGAAAAAAGATGGCAAGACAATGATGGTGATGGAAAATGGTATGAGCCTGGCGTTGATGTGAAAGCAGAATCAAAAGGTAAATATGATGATGGTGATGGTAAAGATGAAAAATGCGATCACGTACCGTGCAATGAAGATATTTCAATTTGTGAAATTTGTGGAGAATCATTAATTAACGAAGAAGAAATAGATGAAGCATCTACATCGGCTGGAGCAGGTTCATATATGACGCCTAAAGCATTTGGTAAAGCTGATGATGATATCATTGAAGCGTTAGGATATAAAAAAGTACATGAGGCAATGGATAATAAATATGAACGTCTTATTGAAGGATATAAGACATTTGCTTTAAGTGATCCTAAAATGAGTCCATCTAAAAAAGTAAATGCATCTATTAAAAATGTAGCTAAACAATTAAAAGAAATTGAAGAAACTATTAAATATACTAGCAGATTAAAAACAGAATCTGGAATATCTCATTCTGGATTTGGTCCTAGTACTAGTAAGGCATTAGGAAAAATATCAGAACGATTAATTAAAATATCAGAGCGAGTTAGATCATTAGGAGAATAAAATGTCAAAATTAATATTAGAAGACTTCATGCAATTTAAACCAGTTGGTTCACTTAATGA